TTATCAGTCGCTATTTGGTCTAATAAGATTCCTCTAAATTCTTCTACTGAGTTGCCATCTTGAATAGCCTTGTCAGCTAGGTCTCTTCTGTTGTGTCTTACAGCTAAGTCCATAATTTCTTTAGAATTTCTAACGAATTCGGCTTTAGCTTCAGCAACAGATTGTTCTCTAACTTCATCAAGGTTTACTTCATTTTTTACTTCTTCAGTCATTGTATTTACCTTTATTAAAGATTGTTTATCTTCAGAACGTCCTACACCGACAGCTTGAGATTGATCTGCTGGTACAGAAACAACTGACACCTCTAAAGGTGTAGTTGATACTCTGAACATAGGCTTATCATCTTTGTTGCCACGAACACGTTCCATGCCATTTATTTTATATCCAACGCTGATATTTTGACGAATACCATCTTGAACATCTCTAAACACTTCATCTGCCAATTCACCTCGACCAAAGCGAACTATTGCCTTTGCACTTTTTTCAGCAGAATCAATTTCATATCTTTCGACCACACCAATCTGTTTAGTCATGTCATGGTCTAAGAGTAAAGGACTTCTACCACTAGCAATAAAGCTAGTGTCAATGTCCTCAATAGAATGTGAGATAACTTCCATGCCAAAATCTCTTTCAACAGGTTCTTCGGAACTAACTCCGATCCTCACCCTTCTATTTTCTTCATCGATATAAGATGCTCTTGAAAGGTCTAGAGTTCGATAGACAATATCGGACTTATCTAGTCTTTCTTCTTCATCTTTATCTTCTTCATCATAATGAAATGGTCGAGATTCCATATCTTTTTCATCATCTTCCATTTCTTCCATCATATCCCCATGTTTCGCAAATGATATTACATAAGTATCATCTGTTTCCTCAACATTGAGAATATGTCTATCTTCTTTATATTCCATAGATTTATCCTCTTTGTTTTTGGTTGATAAAGGATGCCCTTCAGGAAGTAAGTCTTGATCGTGCTTACCACCCTGAAATCTTCCATTTCGCAAAGCGAAAAGGTAGCTGTTCACTCTTGACATTGCCCATTGAGCAGGTGAACTTACATTAGGTCTGACTGAAGCTGGATTTGTGTTATATGCACCAATACCTCTGTCATAGACTTTTTTTAATGTGCCAAGAGTTGTTCTTTTAGAAGCTACATTATTAACTTCTTCATTATGTTCTTTTACTTTATTTTCTAATGCTTTTTCTGTTTTTGCAGATATTTGTCTGTCTTGTTGTGCTTGACTAGCTGAACCTGATTCTTTTTGTTCTACATATTTAATAGCTTCTAAAACAACATCTTTCATTTTTTGTTCGCCAAGTGTACCGATTACTCCCCACTTCATTTGAGCAATAACACCAGCAATATTTGATGGTCTCCCAGCTTTATCTCCTGACTTAAACTGTTTGCCATCTTCAAAATGTCTAGCCGCCCATGCTTCTCGTTCTTTAATCCATTCAATAACACCAGCAGTTTCTTCACCATCTCTTGCTTTAGTCCATAGATTAAATGCTTCATTACCTCTAATATTGCCACCAGCTTTATAGATGTCAGGATCATTTTCTTTTACACCAGCAATAAATCCATAATCAAACTGCGGATAATTAGAGTTTCTTAAACTGACTTTTTTATCCTCACCTTTTGTCGGAAAATCAGTCGCCATCGCCACCCTCGCCACCCTGAATGTCAGCCTCAACAGGCATCTTCATTCCGAAAGGTTGAAATGCTGTTTTAACACCATATTGTTCTGCCAACTTCTGTTCTCTTTCGTGTTGCTCAAACAACTCCTCAACATCTCTACCATAGTTTGCTTGAACATCTTGAAATGTTACTAGACCTGACTGCATACCACTTATAGAAGCCATCATTTCTTTTTGTGGATCAACCCACGAAAAACTTCTTGGTATAAAGTTTGCTGAATTAGCAAACTTATCGTATCTGCTCATTGGCAAAGGTTGGTTGGTACTTGGAGATGTTGAGATAGCACCACTTGATATTGACATCTCTAACCACTTTTCAAATACAGGTCTAACGAAATGGTCAATGGTAAATCTTTGGTACAGTCTGTACATCTCTCGATCTTCTAATGCACCTGCTCTTAGTGAACTGTAATTTACAGAACTTAGGTCATTGGTTAAGGCGTGATAAGAAATATTTAAACCTGATGCAATACTTCTTAAAACTTGTGTGCTGAATGATTCAAAAGCTGATGTTGGATGGTCAGGATCAAAAGATTTGAAATCCATTCCAGCAGGTAGCTGTTCAAATGTTCCAGCTTCAGCGTTCATTATTGGTACATATTCTTCATCTTCGCCATCGCCCACATAGCCATCACCATCAGGAGAAACAAAGAAACCCATCTTACTTGCTGATACTCTTGCAGAAACTATTTCAGCTTCTAAATAACCATTCAATAATTTTATGTTAGCCATAGCAGATGCAGTAAATGGCACACCTCTGTTTTGTTCAGGTCTGTTTGGAATGTAAGCGTGGATTAATTCATCAGCACTAATTCTTATATGATTTTGTCTTGCATAGTATTGGTTATCAAATGGATGATTTTTAAACAGATAATAAGCAACAGGTTTGTTACTTGCATTTAACTCAACGCCCATTTTTATTTTATTACCACCCTTTTCAGGATTGTCATTTTTAGTTTCGTCTAAATGATCTGCTTCTAAAAACTCTATCTGATAACCAAACTCTGAATCTCTTGATTTGACATGACGAACTAATACCTCACCATCTCTTGCTAAAGATTCAATGAATAATTTTTGACAATCTATAAATGTTAATCTGCCATTGGTTGTGCAGTTTCCTAAACGACACCATTGATGCCATTTTTGTTCAATGATTCTATTTGCTATTAAATCCAAACTGCCATCATCGTTTCTTGCTTTCATTGATAAACGAATACCATTGTTACCAACTACATTCGATTGCATAAGATTCAAATACCTTTGCACATAACTATCGTTTCTTGCTAAATCTCTTGATCTATCTCTAAGCAATCTTAAATTGGTTTTTATCTCTTCATCAGCAGATGTTGATGTTTGTAAGAAGTCAGAAAATAATCTGCTGGTACTTGCACCATTATATTTTCTTAGATTAAGTGTTTTTCTTCTTTTAGGTTTTCTTGTAAA